TCAGTAATTGTTGTGGTATATGTATATAAACTGTTAGCGTTAGCGTTTGTAGGATTGGATGTAACTTCGATTTCAACAATACGTTGTGGTACATTACGTGAAATATCGTATGATGTAAATTGATAACTGGCGTTGTTGTTCACACCATAAACAGGTTGTGATGAGACAAAGTTGCCGTTTACGTTGGTCAATTCCAAAATAGAATTGTGCCACGATATAACTTTTGCGGTTGCTGTTGCGGTTTGATATGAGTAACCTTGGTAAACAACCTCACCAACTTGGTAATCTCCGATGCCTGGAGTGTCCATATTAAACGCTACAATATCTTCCTGCGTGATGTTGTTCATAACATTTGTGATTGAGGTCTTAACAACGTCAATAGAAGAAGTCTTGCCGTAGATGAAACCTTTAACTGTGAAGTTAAATGTCCAAACAATCATTCTAGTTTCTTGGTCACGGTCACCTTCATACACAATTTCTTGTTGTGTGTTATTCAATATAACTGGAATTTCTTTTACGATTCCCATTTCAGGAATCATATTCAATTTCATTGTGTAATCTGGTGTGAAATATGGTATGATGTGTTCAATAACCTGGGTTGCATCTTCAATGTTGCGAACATACAGATATAAACTGAAATCAAAATCGTAAGGAACAGGGTTATATTGTGCAATTGTACCAGCCGATGATTGTGCAAAGTTTCTAATGTTTGTGTTTTGTTTTCTACTGGAGTCATAGTGCATACCAGTCATTTCAAAAGACAAACGTGGTAGTGCCACTTGAACCTTTTTGTCCAGACTGTAATCGTCCTCCAAACGCATGATGTAACGTTCTTTGGTTGCGTATGCAATAGGAATTAGAAAACGTTCCGCTTCTGACAGGTCGTGGTTGTATCTGACTAATGTAATGTCATTGAACATATTGCCAAAACCAACAACAAGTTTACGTATGATACGGTTATATTGAATTGCTGCCATTAGATTTGTCCAAACGGATTAGTTTCTGTGAAATTGATAATGTTATTTGCCTGATTATCAATATACATGTTGTCATAAGTTTCATTTCTTGTACTGTCTCTCAACGGATCAAATGAAACCAAGTTAGCTCTTGCGTTACTTGATGCACCAATAATGATGTGACCGTCCACAAATTCACCAGATATGTTGGTGACAGATAGTGTATTTGCGGATGCATCCCATGTTTGTACGATTGCCACCGCAGTTGCGTTTGCTTCTGTCTGGTCTGGTGCCTGATACACAATTTCTTTTTGTTGGTAATGACCAATGTGATTTGTTACATCCAAATCGAGTGTGTATGCAGATTGAGTAACAGAGTCATCAATATCCGCCACACCAGTTTCGATGTGTTCTTGTGAATATTTGAATTTCTCAAGTTGCAATTCGTAGAAGAATGGTACCTTACGACCCAAGGTGAAGAAGTCCTTTGTGTGGTCAACAAACTTAATTTCGTACAATTCACCAGTGCCATTAAGGACTGGAATATAGATTAAGTCACCTTCACGTGGACGTGTAAAGTGATTTTGTGGTACTCGTTGCGAGAACGAACGTTTGGATAGAATAACGTTGACAGTATTTTTTATCTCCAAACCAAACTTGGAGAAGAACTCTCTTTCTCCACCGTATTCCAAAGAACTTGATAGGTAGAATTCCACAGGGAATGCTGAGTTGAACTTCTTAACAGGATCTTCACCATATAGAATGTCTCTATCTTCCTCATTGATAATTGGAAGATAGTATGCATCAAAACCCATTATCTTAATGGATTCTACGATTAAGTCCTCAACTACCCTTTGTTCGGCATGTGAGTTGTAATTATTAAAATATACTGATGTTGCCATTTTAGTTCATGTACCAGTCGAGCATACCACCATAATTCTTTTCCATGTCTGCTTCTAATGTTCTCTTTTCATCTTCAGCTTCTTTGAAAATCTGGTCACCATTTAATACAACACCGCCTGGTAATTGAATACCACCAAACTTTTTAAGGTTGGCACCCCATTGTTTCTTAATGAGTGCTGTTGCATATTCTTTCAACCAACGGTCATTCCACACCAGACCATAAACTGATGGGTCGATGACTGCGTATGCTTCTGCAATAACTGTGGTACCAACTGGTGCCTCAGAATGTCCCCATGCCCAATCAATGTATAGACGTTGCATGTGACGTTGAAAACGAATAGGAACTTCACCAGTAAACATCAATTCCAAAGAACGCAAATGTTGTTGCGTCAAGGTATAGTTGATGTAGGATGCGGATGTGAAGTCGTAAAGTTCGTTAAGACGCAATTGGTATCTTAGGTCGAACATATTAATTGATGAGGACGAATCTTGTATTGGGAAGATGCGTGTCACACCAACAATGTCAAGTGCATTGTTTGATGAATCTCTAGCCTCTGTCATGTCCAGATATTTGTTGTCAATATCTGTTTGCGTAATCTTTTTGATGTAGTAAACTTTTTGTAAACCATCAAAGTGATAATCTTGGTAGAATTGCAACGCATCGTCAATACGGTCTTCTATCTGGTCATCATCTACGTTAATTTCAATAACAGGGAAGCCGAGTCTACGAAGGCAATAGTCTTTGAATTTTTGTCTATTATTTGTGATACTCATTTTTGTCCTTTGTATGGGCTTCCATATTTATTTACTTTGTTGGAGTTTCTGGCCACACAATGTTTAATGGGAAACCTTCTTGTTTTGTAATTCCACGTAGTGATTGACGATACTCTGTCCACTCCAATTTCTTTTCTGGTGTCAAAGGTGCGTCTGGTAATTGTGTCCAATCTGATTGTGACAACAATGCATCACGATAGGTCTTGGCTCTCATGGGAGCAACAACATTTTCCACATGATTTAATTCACCTGCATCAGCATCAACAATATCCCAACGAATTTGCCAATAGCCATCAATCAACTCTGGTGCTTTTTGTACCAATTTCTTGGTAGGATCATCATTTGATGGAGCCTGAGTTATAATCAATTCATAAATCTCATATTTCTCCAGAGTTTCTTTTGGTATTGGATGTGGAAATGATGTGTTTGGAAAATCATTAATTAATGTATTAATGTCATATGGCCAAACGTCAATCTCTCCATTTTTCAATTTAATATATGTCACGATTTAACTCCTTTAAGTGTTACTTCTGTATGTTGTAAAATATCTACCTGGTGTTGAAGTTACGAACAATAGTGCATTGTTTGTTGTTATCAATTTTGTATTGTAGTAGAATGTTGTATCAGCAGGGTTTTGGAATTTGAAGTTCTTTCTATTCCAATTCACGGTATTATTACTTGTGTATATACTATTCTTAACAATCATTACCCAAGAATTATGTGAAGGTGACCAAGTTATTTTTGGTCTAAAACTGTATGTGACAAAGTTGGCCATCGTAATTGGATCGCCGTTGGCCGTAATGTTCATGGGTTTGAATCCCATAATTGATTGTCCTATACTGATATATGTATTTTGTGTTGTATAAGAACCAGGACGAGCCATGTAATAATAACCATTTTGGTATCCTACTCCCGTTTCACCATTTAACAAAGAACTGAATTGGTTATCAGTTTTGTGTATTGTGATCCAATTGTTTCCGTTTGCGGAATAGTGCAAGTTGCCTTGACCAAATGCAAAATAATTTCCATTTAATTTTGTGAAACCGTTGGCACTAAATGATTGTATTGTACTATTTGCCCAAACAATTAAGTTTGAAGACATTGCAACTGGGTATGCGCTGTTGCCTGTGGATATCAAAACGTTTGATTGGTTGTTGTATGCCGCACCCATCATTATTAGTTTATCGGTACCAGTATCATAATACAACGATCTCATATATGAGTTGGTGCCATAAAATGATACTGCTGACGTTGTTACAATGGGATTTCCTGGATTGCCCAAAAAGTATTTGTTCATCGAAGCAGTTGATGTTGATGATATAGCAAAAAATACGTTTGCATTTGAGGTTGCTGCTACATCTCTGATACGCCAATCTGTACTTGTGTAGTGGTGTTTTGGACGTTCAAACAACTTTTTGTTGTAAAAACCAAGAGTTGATGAACCGTTCACATCCTGATAAAAGCTGTTGTTATATGCCGGTGTTATGTAAGCATAATTTGTTTGACCGCTCGATACGTTTGCACTGGACTTAACAATCTTTGTTACGGGTGCCGAACCTCTAAACATGACTTCAGAAGGCGCAGCTGAATTTACCAAAATCATATTGGTGCTTGTGGCTTTGGTAACACTGGTTTCATAATTCATAAAACCATTTATTGAATATGTTCCAGATGATATTGTGTTTGCATATATTTGTACTGATTTTCTACCATCATATCTATTCGACTGAACTCCGAAACCATCGGAAGTCATATACGGCATCATTGAATATAATGCAGTTTGAAACCTTGTTTCTTCTACAATACTGTATGGACCATCAGCACCAATAGACTTATACATTCCTTGGTCTGTAATTACATGGTATCTACCTGTGGATTGCAATGCATATGGTATCTTAAATGCTGCTAATATGTTATAATCACCAACAACCACATCACTAGCAGACGAAGAATAACCTGCTTCATGTATTATACCATAAGAATTCGCACGGAAATATGATCCATTTTGTGTTCTGGACCAAATTACAGGATAAGATTCACCCTCAAAATAACCAGCATAAGCAATATTTGTATTGTGATTGATGAATGTTGTTTCTGTTGATGGATTAGTATAATCATACTTTCTTGTTATACCATATTTTCCACCTTGGTATACACTATTCGCATAATTTCCGTCACTATATTCCTTAGACAACACCATCTCAGTATCACCAGTTAATGTGCCTAGGTATGAAGTGGCATTCAAATCTTCTACGTATGCGATACTTGATGATGAACCTTCGGTCTTTGCATACACACTAGGTTGGTCTTGACTGGATGAACGCAACGACATTTTAACATCATCATAATTGGTGCCTGGATCCAAAACGAAAGTGTTTACGTTCCAGTCACTTGGTGATGATGGGTTTGTCGATGTTGTCCATGCAAAAGTACCGGAATCGCCAACAGCGACCGTTTTGGTTCCATAATTGTTGTATGTTGAGTCGATAGCTTTCAATGAACCAGAACTGCCAGTTGATGCTATAGTAGCACTTGATGTGAACCCGCCAGTTGGACCGTTGTAATATACAGCCTTTCTGTTCATACCATATGATATAACATAATATGAACTGTAACTTCTACCGGCCACAGACATTGATGTGATACCATTAGCTGTAGATGTTCCTTTCAAATCGGTCAAACCAGTAACTTGTGACCAATTTACAGCATCGTTCGATGCATATACGTATCCATCAATAGTAATAGCATTAAATCCTTCACTATTGTTTGATGAGTTGTATGTTGTTGTGACTGCTTTGAAGTCCGATGATGTTGATGGACTCAAAGTTGCGGTTGACCATGTGTTGCCACTATCACCGGTGTATCTGATTTTTCCACCAGTACCAACAGCAACAATCTTATCTGATCCACTTATAGATGCCATAGCAACATCTTTGAAAATTGTTCCGTCTGTATCAATTCGACTGTTTGTGTATGTTGGTGTACTACCACCGCCACCACCGCCACCACCGCCAGAAGAACCGTTATAACCCAATACAACAGTCATTTGGTTGAATGGTGGAGCTCCTCCTCCCATATTTTGCCATGATGATCCTGCTGCTTTGGTTGTGATTGTTCCCATGGCGTTTGAAACTTCAACAATACCCAATGAGTAGTATGTTGAACCATTACCTTGAATCATATACATTTCATAAGGCCAAAGTAGACCAAACGAGGCGTCTGTTGTACTAAAAGTGGTGGCAAAAGCATTAGACATACTGCCATACACAAATGAAAATTGGAAGTTTTTACCACTTGGTGGGAAATTCATTGAATTTATACCAGTCATACTGTTACCTTGGTAACCGTTTTGTAGATATTCTAATCGTATATCTGCTGTACCTGGAGAATAGGATGAATACCATCCCATTGAAGTGGATATGCTCACGGCCTGTGCACCGGTTTGTGTTATACTTTGAAAACTGCCTGTGGAATATTGATATGTTCCGTCTTTAATTATAACGGAATCTGTATAACCACTCAAACCATTAAATATTGCCACGGTTGCAGCAGCTTCAGCTGCTGTTTGAAAAGTAATATCTAAATTATATTGTGAACTCTGATATACAGACCATGGTGTTATTTTGGTTGAAGGTACTGGTGTACTACTGCCGCCACCGCCACCACCTGCGCTAGCAAAGGAGGCTGTACCACTTTGTGACTGTCCCCCAGATGGCCCCATATATGTGTGCGTTGCTGCATTTCCATATGCACCATATTGACCGCCATTGGTCCAAGTGTTTAATGTTGTTCCTGATGGCCATGTAATAGTGAAAGTCAAACTTATTGCAGGTATAGTAACTGTAATTGTTGCACCTGCCGCAGCGGCAGTCATGTATGTTGTTCTATCAGAATCTGATGTGAACCATAAATCGAAGAAGTTTGATGACTGATAATAGAATCCGGTGATGTTTAATGTTGCGGTGCCGCCACCGCCACCGCCACCGCCACCGCCGCCGCCTGTTGTTAATGGTGTTCCTGTGCCTGCTGGAGAAAGTGTCGGTGAACTGTATGATAATCCATATTGATAATTTCCACCATACGGACCAATTTGTTGTACCATGGATGCCATGGTGATAGTATATCCATTTCCGTTTGAATCAAAGAATGTGACTGGAACTGGACTGCCTGCGAGGGCCTGTCGGTCTGAATCGTTGACGAACCATAGGTCAACGAAGTTTCCATAGCCCATCGCTGCGCCATTAATAACTGCCGATAATTGTGCCATTTATATTTACTTCCTTAAACCTGTGCTCTAGCAATAGTCAAATTAGCTACGTTTGGACCTGGTGTATACATCAAATAATTATCACCACATAACGCTATAGTTGTATTTGTTGAGTGTCTTTGTGTTCCAGTTTTTATTGATGTTATTGTGTTGCCTGAACCCAAACTAAATGTTTTGTATTGTGACCAAGAATAACTGTTGCCACCTTGACCACTATATGAATACTTATACACTTCTCCTTGGTTGTTTACTACCCAACCGATAACAGCATAATTTTGATTATCATACATTAGGCCAACCGAAACGATTGGATAACCGCTACCTATCATATCTTGACCAGTTGCGCCACCGATATTGTAAACGACTCTACCATCAGCGAAACCAAATATGTAACTGTTGACGTTGCCCAAATAACTCATGTATAAACCATCTGACACTAAACATGTTGGTGTCAATGCATAATAGTTTGATATTTCGGACCAATTATTGTTAATGTCGTTAGATTGATAAATCTTTCCTGTTGACAACGCCGCATAAAAATAATTTGTGCCGTTGTTGTTGTGCACCGCCATTGCTGTTATATGTGCTGGATCCAATAAAGATACTTTTGTCCATGATGTTGTGCTAAGTGTTCCTGTACTGGAAACCCACATTGTTTTTGCATTATCAACACTCGCACTCACAAGTATATATCTATCACCTTGTGGAATATATACTGCGTCCGAGAAAGCCACGGAAGCAGACACCGCTGCTGTTACATCTATGTAACTCCATGATCCTTGTGCGCCGGTCGATGAATAATAATATCTTCCTGGATATGTACCACTTCCAGCGATATATAAACCTTTGGATTGTATCCATTTTACAAAATTAATACCACTAAGTGCTGAACTAAATGTAGGCATTCCGCTGGTAACTTGACCAGAACTTCTTACGGATCCATCATTATACAAAACACAGAATGTTGGATAACCACTACTTGAACCTGTAGCAAAATCACTTACAGAACTAAGACCATAAACGTTAAGGTCACCAAACGATTGCCAATACTCTCCGTTTGAACCAGTTTCTTGTTTCCATAATGCCATTCTTGCATCATTGGTGGAATCGGTTGAGTATATTGTTTTTGTTACTGCATATAAACCGGTTGTATTTCTACCAATGAACGCAAAAGGATGTTTGAAAGGGTACAAATGCCATGTCACACCATCATCCAAACTGTAACCCCTTCTAGTCATTATAAAATTGCTAGATTTATCTGGAGAATAAATTTCTGAATGTCCGTACCAAGTTAATTGTGTAGCTGTTTGTGAATATGATCCGTTCCAACTACTAGAAGAAAGGTATCCAGTCAATTGGACATAGTCCGCTGGATACGTATCATAATTTATGCTGTAGTTTATATAATATTTTCCGCCAGCTTTGTTGCGATAGATGTGTGGATTATATACTTGTTGTTGAGCGGTATATGCTGGTGGAACAAAAGTGTGTGTTGTTACGGTAGAAGAATTTGCATTACCATTAAAGGTAATACTTTTCACCATAATATCTGTTGAGTTTGCCTTACCAACTGTAATAATTTGGTTGTTTCCTGTTGATTCAACGCAAAAATCGGTAACATTTTCCTGACCTGCAGCATCAGCAAAACTTAAAAGTGGATACCATTTTTCTGGATTACTTTCTGTTGAATATAACAAAACAGAATTCAAATCGCCTAATTTGCCTACGCTGTATGACCAAGTAGGTGTTCTGCATAATGCGATGTGATATGTTTGGCCACCATATGATATAGGTGCAGACCTTGTTACATATTGTGGTAACATCCACCAATCTGTTCCGTTACTTGAAACCAAATTACCCAATGTGTGTCCGAAAATTATGTTTCCGTCCATCGAACTGATGCCTAGTCCTCTAGGTGCAGGTGTCAATGGAATATATGGTTTTGACCAAGTTGTTCCATCTGTGGTTACATATACACCATTGTTGGAAGTTGCGGCCGCTAACACGTTTGCTGTGTTGGCAATACCAATGAACGATACGTTGGTTCTATCTGGTCTGAGGCTAGTTGTAAAATTAATTAGGTCAGAAGATTTATAAATTGAACCTGCGTCCAACACAAAATAATTGTTGCTGAAATATACAATATCATCAACCATTGTACCAATTGGTTCCATCAACCAATTTATACCATCTATTGATGTTGCTGTGATTGCTTTGTTCTCTGATGAACTTGGTGCATATGTTACGATAAATTTTGATAATTCTGTATTATATTCAAATCTTTTAATAGTAAAGTTTGCGGTATCATACTGTTCGAAAGGTTGTGTCGGCAACCTAATTGGTGTTGCGGTCCATGATGTTCCTGAATCGGTTGACACCCATGCGGTTACAATAAATTCTACGTATTGACCTTTATTTTTTAGTGCGTAATGGTAATCTCCGTAACTGTTTACTGTTGTTGAGTTACTAAAAGCAATAATTTTGGAACCATTTCCAGCAGCTGCATAAATTGTTACGGATGTATCTGAAAGTGTTGCAGTTTTCCAAGTAACGGTGTTGCTTGTTGTGTAAACTTTACCACCACCAGCACCAATAACAAATTCATTTCCTGTCCAATTTACTGAACCGATTGTGGTTGTTATGTTTGCTGGGTTAGCAATGTTTGACCATGTCAAACCATCAGTCGATGTTGCTAACCTTTGTGCAGTTACTTGTGTACTTTCAAAAGCGGTGTTTCCCAATCCAGGACCAGCAGCCAAATACAGGTTTAGTGTTGGTGAATATGCGATGTTTCTAATATCTTGTTCTGTCGTTGATGCGTTTAGTTGCATCATTGTAGATTTTTGTATTGGTGAACCACTATTGGTCCATGTTATACCATCAGTTGATGATAAGTTTTCCAAAAATCTGGATATAGCAATGAATTTTGAACCTGTCCAACTTACGTTGTGAATATCATGTTTTGTGTTTGATGTTCTGATTGACCAAGTGTCGGTGTTTGGCGAAGATATGATTGTGCCGTTTACACCAACAGCAATAAACATATTATTGCCATATGTAACGCCATGTAATGTGTTTGCTGTTGGTGAGGTTGCAGTTGACCATGCGGTAATGTTACCGTTTGAATTTGATCTGTAAATTGTTCCACTTTGGCCAACAAATACTATGACGTTATTTCCGTTAACTGAACCTTTAGTAACACTTATTGCCTTGTTCATTGCACTCGACCAAACTTGTGTGTAGGTGTTCGAAGAAAAGTTGTTTGTTGTATATGAAACGTATGTTCCTGAACGAGCAATAATTACGTTTGATGAGTTGTCGAAAGAATACAGAGGTATGGATGTACCATATGTGTTACTATCAGTTGCAAGTAATTGTTTGTTCCAAGTGGCCAAATCTGTTGAATAGAAAATCCAGTTCGGGTTAGCATAGGTAGCTGTGTTACCAACAGTTATATAATAGTATGTGCCGTTGAAATATAAATCATGTATAGTGTAGGAAGTTAAACCACCCACAATATCTTTTGTTGGATACGCTTCCAGGTTCCAAGTGGCACCATCAACAGATGAAATAATCATCGCACCTAATGTACCAACAAGTTTTGTACCGGTCCAAATTAAATTACAACTACGGTTTGTTGCACCTTGTGTTGAGTATACTTGGAGTGAATCTGGAATGTTTGGTTCCAAAAATCCATCCATGGTGTTGTATGCCCAAGTAATACCATCAGTTGATTGTCCAACAATACCATTAGGAAATAGGTAGAAATATTTGCCTAATGTGGATGCATACACCAAATTTCTGTGTTGTGGGAAATAAGGGTTGCTGGCCGCAGTAGGACTATGTATGAAACTTCCGTTACCAACTTGCCATGTACTTGCGATTGTATTTGGTACGTCAGTTGTGGAAACTGCTCCGCCACCGCCTCCAGCTGCGCTCGCACCAGCCGCAGCCATCAAAAATCTTTGTGTAATTAAATCCATATTCTATTCCAAATTAAGATGCGTAGTTGACCAACGATGCTCCTCTCCAAGAAGTACCACCATCATCAGTCAAGAACATAAACAAATGTACTTTTCCTGCTGTGAGTGTCGGTGCTGTGCCACTAGGCCATTGTAAACCACTAAACCATGTAACTGTTCCAGCTGTGTGTGTTAATTCCATAGTAAATGAATACACACAACCTGAAGGAACGTTAGATACCGTAAATGTTGAGTCGGCAGATATTGTTTTGGTGAAATAGTTACCAGCTGAACAGTCGATTGCCAACGCAGCAATTGAACTTACGTTACCGGTTACCTGACCATTTACACGCAAACTTCCAGTTACTGTTTCTGCACCGTTAACAGTTAGTGCACCAGTTACTGTACCACCAGATGTTGTGATTGCGGTATTTGCTTTTGTGAATGCTGCATTTGATTGTGTGAACGCACCATTTGCTTGTAAGAAAGCTGCGTTTGCTTGTGCAGAAACACCACCAACCAAATAAACTCCTGTGTTGGCTTGTTGGAACGCTTGATTTGAATTCTGTGCCGCAAAATTTGTTACGAGTAAATTGTTTATTGCTTGACTGTAAGCGGTATTGGCTTGTGTGAACGCAGAGTTAGTATATGAGAAAGCAACGTTTGTGTGTGCAAATGGTGCTGCTGCGGTATTCTGTGATGTGCCGTCAACAAAAACAAGTTGTTTATTTGTTTTTACTCTTGATCCTTCAATCAACATTGCAGGATTAGATTTACCTTGACCGAAACCACCAACATAGAATTCCATGGAATTAAATGTACCAGTAGAGTCTGTTGCAACAACTAGGTTACCAGATGTTCCTGTCGCAGCAGGAGCAGACATGAACACATAACCTTCGTTACGTCCTGTGACGTTGAAAGATGTATCGGTGAAGTTGTTGGATGTGATACCCATATCAATCCAACCAGATACATCAGTACCGTTGTTTGGATATGCCACAATGTCGGCAGACGAACTTGATCCGTTTGCGGTGTTGTAGATGTATGATTGAATGTAACCTGTTGCGTTACCTAATGCACCAATAATTGGATTGGTTGCACCGCCTAATGCTGTACCAGTATGCGAACCAACAAATAATGTTGTTCCAACGTTTGCGTCTTGATCCGCATGTAATGCACCAACCATCAATTCATCATAACGTGCGCCTGTCAAATCAACAACTGTTCCTGTTGGTTCGGATTTAACGTTACTGAAAAGTTTCCATACACCATCATGTGCATCACGAATCAAACCTAGGTGTGAATATCCATTCGCATCGGTGTATGCACCAATGATACCAATGTCGGAAGTATTACCTGCATTTTCATCAGCTAAGTAAATTAATGAATCGGTAAGTGTAAGGTTGTTTGAAGAAATGGATGTACTGTTACCACCAATAACAAGGTTACCAGTAATGTTTAAGTTCTGTGAAATTGTTACAGAACCATTGATTGTACCACCATTATTAACAAAGTTGGAACCAACGTTTGCGGCAGAGAAGGCTGCGTTTGCTTGTACGAATGAACCTTCAGAACGTATTGATGTGGTGTTTGCCAAGGCATATGCTGAGTTTGCATATGAACCTGCGGTGACAGCTTTACCGTCCGCAACAGAAGCATTGGTTGTGGCTGTGTTCGCTTGTGTATATGCACTATTGGCATAAGAACCAGCAGTTACCGCCTTAGAATCTGCTGTTGCGGCATTAGTTGTCGCTGTATTGGCTTGTCCGTAGGCAGAGTTTGCATATGTACTTGCTGCAAGAGCGTTTGTTACACCAGTATTTGCCTGTGAGAAGGCGGCATTAGCATATGTACTTGCTGCAAGAGCGTTTGTTACACCAGTATTTGCTTGAGTGTATGCTGAGTTTGCATAGGATCCAGCAGTTACTGCTTTAGAATCTGCTGTTGCCGCATTAGTTGTTGCGGTGTTTGCTTGAGTGTATGCTGAGTTTGCATACGAACCAGCACTTACTGCCTTAGAGTCTGCTGTTACTGCTTTAGAATCTGCTGTTGCGGCACTAATGCTGGCTAAATTCGCTTGACTAAATGAACTATTCGCTTGTAAGAACGCAGAGTTTGCATAATCGCCTGATGTGACTGCTTTACCATCAGCAATAACTGCGTTTGTATTGGCGGTGTTTGCTTGAATGAAGGCTGCATTGGCTTGAACAAATGCAGAATTACCATATGCACCTGCACTAAGTGCTACAATACCAGAATTGTTTGCTGAAACGAAAGCAGCTTGTGCGGTACCATCAACACCTGTTATGGTTTGTGCAGTAGAATATGCATTATTAGCAACACTAAATGCGGCATTGGCCTGTTCAAAGGCTGCGTTAGATTGTTCACCAGCAGGTCCCTTTAATTTACCTGTTGCGTCAATTATTTCGGTTGTGCCTACTGTAAGGCCGTTTTTTACTACAAAGTTTGAATTGGACAAGATTCACTCTCCTCTTGTGATAGTGTTATTTATAAGATTTTTTAGATGCTCAATTCATTTTTGTAAATAATTAATCTGTTGTTGGCTTCTAGTGGGTTGAAATAAAGGTTTATTAATCCGCCTGCTGTGTTGGCAACATAAGTTCCCAAATTCTTATTCACCGGATCTGAACATACCACGGCATATTCAGTTATAAGTGCATCAGAGGAACTAACCTTCACAACCAACAGTTCGGATACTTGGTATTTTGTGGCGTTTGTGATTTGAATTTGATATTTTGCACTTCCAAATAATGTAGAATCAATTGTGTCCACCAAAACGTTTGCAGTAACGGTGTTTGCCCAAACCAAGTTTGTTGATTGTTTAGAATAAGGTAACTTAACAAATGATTGAGTTGTTAGACTATTTGCAGAAATGTCTGAGGTTAAACCTGCATAAGCCGAGTTGGCTTTATCGTATGCAGAGTTTGAATTTGTAAATGCAGAGTTTGCATGTAGGAATGCCGCATTAGAATATGCGAACGGTGCCGCAGCTGTGTTCTGTAACGTGTTGTCACTAAACGCCAACTGTTTATTTGTTTTGAATTTTGTTGTGGTCAATAACAAACCTGGTGCAGTCTTACCTTGACCAAAACCATTCACATAGAATTCGATGGAGTTATATGTACCAGTAGAATCTGTTGCGAACACCAAGTTACCAGATGTACCTGCACCACTTGGTGCAGACATAAAGATGTAACCTTCGTTTCTACCAGTTATATTGTATGAAGCTTCTGTGAAGTTGTTAGATGTGATACCCATATCAATCCAACCAGAAGTATCTGATCCATTATTTGGATATGCAGCAATATCAGCAGAAGATGCAGAACCGTTTGCAGTATTGTATACGTAGTTCTGAATGTAACCTGTTGAATTACCAACACCTGCAATTACTGGGTTGATTGCACCACCCAATGGAGAACCTGTTTCTGTACCAACATACAATACAGTTGCAATGTTTGCGTAACCAGTTGTTTCGATGCCACCAGATTTGATAATATCGAATTGTCCGTTTGCAGAATCAATTGTTGTTGTTGGTTCTGCGATAACATTTGATACAAACTTCCAACGACCATCTAAGTGGTCTCTGAACACAGCAGTATGTTGGTATACACCTTGTGTAAAACTACCAACCATACCAATATCAGCAGTATTACCAATGTTATTGGCACCAACATAAATCAATGTGTCTGTTAGTGTTAAGTTGTTGGAAGAAATAGAAGTTGAGTTACCACCAAAAGTAATGTTACCTGATACACTCAAATCTTGGCCAATTGTAACTGAACCGTTGATTGTACCACCGGTCTGAACAAATGTTTTGCCAATATTTGCAGCAGCAAATGCCGCATTTGCCTGAACAAATGCACCATCAGCACGTATGCTTATTGCGTTCGCAGATTCGTAAGAGGAATTTGCCTGACGGAAAGCACCATTTGCATATGTACTTGCAGCCAATGCATTAGTTGTCGCTGTGTTTGCTTGGGTATATGCACTATTGGCATAAGAACCTGATGTAACTGCTTTGGCGTCAGCCGTTGCTGCATTAGTTGTTGCGGTATTTGCTTGTCCGTAAGCAGAGTTTGCATAAGAACCAGCACTTACTGCTTTAGAATCTGCCGTTGCCGCATTAGTTGTTGCAGTATTGGCTTGAGTATAACCACTATTTGCATGTATACTTACTACGTTTGTAGTTGCATATAGGTTATTGTAAGAATCGTTTAATGCATAAGAGAATTGATATGCAGAGTTGGCTTTAGTAAATGCACCATTCGCATGGTCATATGCTGCGTTTGCTGTTACAAACGATGCAGCTTCTGATATATCTGTTGTATTTGCCTTGTCAAACGCAGCTTGAACGAACGCCAAAGTAGGTGCTGGCCATCCACCTGCGGTCACACCATCGTGGACAACAACGACTTTCTTATCGGTATCAACAGTAATTTCAGACAGCGCACCTGTAAATGCGTTGGTCTGTGTTGTATTACCTCTTCTAAACTGTACTTGTGTTGACATGCTTTGTTTCTCTATATTTTAATATTTATAACGTGCCAAAATCGTATGTGGCACCGCCAGTTGTATCATAAACATAACCCCAATCAACAGTCAGACCTTGCATACCACCCAAAGCTGAAATGGTTACCGATAATGGGTTTACGTTTGAAGCGGAAACTGATATTGCTCCTGCTCCTTTAATTTCAATTGATGAATTTGTGGATGCATATAGTGTTTCGGCACCTACCTTGATACGGTCGAAACCTGAAACTACATTATTGGCTGCCTCAAATGCCGCATTTGCCTGTAGGAATGCAGCGTTGGCAGTATCAAATGCTGGTTGTACCTGTGGTGCCACATTGTTTGCGGCTTGAAATGCTGCGTTAGCCTGTAGGAATGCCGAGTTGGCATATGAGGATGCCGAGTTTGCCGCACTACGAACCCATGTATCAGTTGCATTGTTGGCCGCTAGATAAGCGGAATTAGCGTGTATATACGCTGCGTTCGCCTGTGTAAATACTGCGTTTGTATTTGCTACTACAATGTCCCATGCATAACCATTCCAGATCCAGGTCTTGTAACCTACTGTGAATGTTTGATTTAATGACGGTGATGATGGAAAACTTATTGCCATTTATTATCCTAAGTATGCGA